GAACTTGACTGGTAATGCAGGAACTAACCCTGTTGATAATTTTATTGGTACTACTGATGATATAAATTTAGAATTTAGGGTTAATAATGTTAGAGCTGGACTTTTACAAACCAATGCAAATAATAACAATACGTTTTTAGGTTATGGAGCAGGGTATGACTTAACAGCAGGGCATGGTAATATAGCTATTGGCGGTTCTGCTTTAGTGCAAATTACAACTGGAAATTTTAATACCGCTGTTGGTACTAATGCGCTTGGTAATATCACAACTGGAGTTAATAATACAGCTATTGGTGCAGGTGCTATGAATCCTGATAAAGATATTCAAATTGATAGTAGTATAATGCTTGGAAGAGACGCTTCAGCAAATATGTCTTTCCAATTTGCTTTACCAGATGAAGTGATAAATATTAAGTTAAGAGGATTTAATTACCAAATGCCTTCATCAAATAACAATGGAGTACTTACTAATACTGGTGGAGTATGGACTTGGGGAGCAGGTGGCGGAGGCGGAACTACAATACTTCCTAATTCTGTGGCATACGGTGATGGAGCAGGTGCAATAATAAGCAATGCTAATTTTAAATATATTAGTAACAATTTACTTTTAGGTAGTCAAACAGATACAGGAGAGCGATTTCAAGTAACTGGTAATTCTCTGTTTACAGGACAAATTAACAATACAGTAAACGGTTGGCTTGATGCCACTTTCCAGTCAACTTCATCTACGACTGGTAGCCGATTTCATGTGAAGAATGCAGAAGGTGCGGAAATAGTTTGTGTTTCGTATGGTAGTGGCGTAGGTACACCTTGGTCAAACACAGCACGTTTATATACAAGTGGTGGAACAAGCAGTCTTATTTTGCAAACCAATATGGAAGTAGCCATAAGCGGTACTACTCCTATTATCTTTCAAACAGGTGGAAGTGATATTTCCAATGAAGTAATGCGTATCACTGCAACCGACCACGCTGTTCTTATAGGCAACACAGTAAGTACAGGCGAAAAGTTACAAGTTAAAAAAACATTTTCAAGTTCTTCTTCAGTTGAAACATTGGCTTTATTTGAAGTCACTTCAACGCAATCAGGAACAGGTGGATGGGCAGCATTAAAAGTAAATGCAATCAGAACAACAGAGGGAACTGGTTCAAGGTTGTTGGCTGATTTTCAGATAGACAGTCAATCAAAGTTTACAATTAATCGACTTGGCACGTTGACACTTCAAGGTACAAATGTAAGTACAGGAACTGCTTCTCATACTATATTGACTATACAGAGCGAACTTAATGCTCAAGCGGCAACTATGGCTAATATGTATGCAGGACTTCAGGTATTGACTTCTATAAATAACTCTTCATGTGCAATTGATACAGCGCATGGTTGTTTCGCTCAGATAAACATAGGCTCAGCATTTACAGGGAGCATTGCTCACATGGCTATGTTTACAGCAAATAATAATCTCAATACTTCAGCCATAACGGTTGGAAGTTGGTATGGATTTAGAGCACCTGTTAATCCCTTATCTACAAATGCTTATGCGTTTAGAGGTGATTTATCAGCATCAGCAAATCGTTGGAATCTTTATATGGCAGGAACTGCACTTAATCATCTTACTGGTAATTTATTAATAGGTTCAACAACAGAAACAGCAGGTACTGAAAAACTGCAAGTTACAGGAACGAGCAACTTTACAGGTAATATGACTTTAGCTGGTTCAAGGTTAATCATTAACGGTTCTAATGCAAATAGTAAGATAAATATAATCGGAACTCAAGCGACTCCGGCAGGTAATTCCCAAATGATAAATACACAAGTAACGCTTTCTCCTTCTGCAGCTGTCGGTACTATTGACAGCATTATGAATTACATGACTTTCCAAGCTTCTACGTTTGGTGTTACGGCTTATAATGGATTTACCAGCAGGGTAGATTTCCATGCTACCAACTATACAGGTACTATTGCTAATCTTAATTTATATCTTGCATGGGGAACAAGTGTAGCAGGTGGAGCAACAATTAGTAATTTGAGAGGATTTTATTGCCAAGATTTAACTTCAGGCGGTTTCAATATAGGTTTCCAAAGTAGTGTATCTGCCGGAACGAACAAGTGGAACGCATACTTTAATGGAACGGCTAACAATTATTTCTTAGGACCTACTTTACTTGGTAGTAATTCACCGAGTGCACAAGGTGAAATATTGCAAGTTACTGGTGCGTCTAAATTTTCATCATCAGTATTACTTGGAAGATTAACTACAGCACAGAGGGATGCACTTACGGCAGCAAACGGAATGATAATTTACAATAGTGAGTTAAACAAGTTTCAAGGATATGAAAATGGAGCATGGGTAAATCTAATCTAATTATTAAACCAAAAATCAAATATATGCCAGAAGAAAAGAAAAATCCTATACAGATACTTATAGACGCTGTACAGGTAGCAAATCGTCGAGGTGCTTTTGAACTGTTAGAATCAGCGCAAATAGCAGCAGCAGTAATAGAACTAACACAACCAATCCCAGAGCCTGAAAAACCGAAAGAAAATGGAATACTCGTAAAAGATATTGTAACAGTCGAGTGATGAAAAAATTAATGGTAGTTTTTCTTTTTGTGGGAATGGCTGCTTTGGCTGTTTCTTGTAAAACTATATTTGAGAATGAACGGACACTTACAACTATTGACAGCGTAAGTGTACGAGCAAGTGGTGATAGTTCTCATAGAGATACGGTGCGGTATAAAAAAGCGTACTCGAAACTGGAATCACCGCCGCCTATTATCAGAGGACATTGGTTAGCCGTTGCTGCAATTTTTGTCGTTGGTGTAACAACTTTGTTCATTCTTAAAAAATGATGTGTTAATGTTGACGGATTCTTCGATTAAACAGAGCCGAGATTTTTATCTGTGGCTCTCTTTTTTAGTTAGTATATACGAAGAGCTTCGTAATAAGAACGATTTTGCGACGTTTTGCGGCATGGTAATTTTTGCCGTATTATTGCCCACAAACGTATGTAAAATCGAATACTTGTCAATTCTCGTGGCAAGCCGACGATAGTTTGCGTTGTTTATTGCAAAAATTTTAACAATATATTATAAAAAAATATGATAAGTTAAATGGATGTTAAAAACGTTTCGTTAACATTTTTTTAACATTAACTTAAGTATATTTGTCATTCAATTCTGATAATTATGATTTGGCTACACGAGTATAAACAATACAAGGCAATTGCGGAACGGTGCATTCAAGACGGTATGTCTTTGAATATTGAAGTTCAGATTCAAATACTGAAATACGAACTTAAGCAAGTAACTTACGAAGAGGCAATTGAAAACATTATATATGTATTATCTGGTAAACAACACCAGAAACTTGTAACATCTTAAAAAACAAACAATGGCAAAGTTAATTAAAACAAACGGTGAGATATTAGATATAACTCCAAAAGATGGAGTTCATTTCACCTTCGAAGAAATGCACGAGTTAATCGGTTGCGAGTATGTTCAATTGGTTTCACTTTCAAATCGTGAGTATATGATTGTAGACGAGGAAGGTGCATTGAAACCAGATAGAATAAAAAACGAGAAAGCTACAATCGCCTATCAGAAAATTTGTTTACCACAGGAAGTAATTGAAGCAAATTTGAAAGAGCTTGAGGAACAAGGTGTTGCAGTACATCGTTTACCTGGAAATGAAGAAAACTTTATTTATGGCAATGCAATCTTATCAAATTTAAAGGAAATTGAATGAAGAAGATAATATTGTCAGCAACCTTAATCCTTTTGAAAATTGCCGGATTTAGTCAAGGTTACATTGCACCAGAACTTGGTTGGTCGTCAAAAAGTACTTGGTATGTCGCTATGAAAGGCGGCTATCAGTTAAACAAATTTTTTACCGAAGGTTCGATATTAGCTCAGATGAACAGAACTGATGCAGCGTATTTCGGATTAGGAGCAGGTTACGCAATTGATTTAGATTTTGTAAGTGTTGAACCTGCACTCGCTTTGAATTATAAATTGATTTCAACAGATAAGAAAAGTTTAAACGGTTTCGTAGGTGGTGCATCTGTAAAGTTCGTTTTAAATAATTATGTTTATTTAAGTACTAATTATATAGACAAAACTTTGTTAGTTGGTATAGGATTAAAATGTATATTGTAATTTTTCTCGTTTGTACGAGGGTTATACGGATTAATCTTCGGAGAGGTTTTTCTACTCCTCTCCCTTTTTTTAAAAATTGAAAATATGACACACTTTTACTGTAAGAGACTTACCGGCGGAGATTTTTCTATTGATTACTGGAATGAAAGGTTCAATCATCATTTTAAAAGCGGCACATTAGAAACAGAACAAGCTGACAGAGAGTTGAATCCAGAAAAATTTCCTTGTGAAGAACAATGTTTTGATTGTATTGCTACAATAGGTGAAAGACGCTTAAAAACAAAATTATATGACAAATCTAAAAGATAGTGCATACCCAATTATAGAGGAAGGAATGAAACCTCAATACGGCTTCCTAAAAGAAGAAATAGTGTTAAAGGATTTCATGTGCGCTTTTGTTTCTTCCAGAATGGGTGACTTTAATCATCCAGATGATTTCCTTGCTTGCGCAAAATTGGCAGCGCTACTCACAGAAACATACTTCAAGCAATTAAATAAACAAAAAGATGAGACAGCATCACACATTTGAATCTTTAATAAACGTGCCTTCGACTTGCACAAAAGATGGCAAAAAAACTAATTTGTATATTAATGTCAAGGCAACAGTTGTAACTTTTGTAGGTGGTTCGCCTGTATATGATATAGTTATCAATAACGTGAGTCTCGAGGACGTAAACAAAAATATCAAATGGAGCAAGTTTGCTAAATTGGTTGAGCAGATAGTTGACCACAATATAAGAACTTTTTATTTACCACAAAAAGAAAAATAACCATGACCAGAGAAGAAATTTTGTCTAATCTTTGCTGTTATGATGAAAGAAATCCAGATTGTGTTTTTGATAAAGATGAGATAAAACTTCATAAAGAGGTAATGCAGCATCCTAATTACAGATGTTATTGCGATAATTGTTTTTATGGTAGAACTAAATTAGCTAATTATATAATAGAACTTTTAAAGAAAAAACAACCTATATGAATATTACTCACGAAGAAGTATTTTTAAGATTTATGACAGCATTAGTTACAGGTAGACAATCTGTATTTGGAATGTCTGCTTATGAAGCAGAGCAATTTGCAGAAGCTGCCGAAGTATTAACTCAAGCTTTTTTTAAAACTTTAGAAAATAATAGCAATGCCAAGTAAAAAACTTATCGCAGAACATTCGTTCAACGAAATGGAAATCGGAGCAATTCAATTAGCATTAGTGAGTTTGGTTAGGTTATTTGAAGGAGTACCAGATAATGGTGTTATCAAGGTTGCTAAATCTACTTATGAAAAAATTGCGTTGATTACAGGTATCACTAAAGAATCAATTGAAGAAAAAGCAAAACAGTATGAAAACAGAAATTAAAGCATTGATAGTTAGACTTGTAATATTGAGGAATGATATTCAGAAAATAGCAAATGCTTTGGAAACTGAAGGTAATTCTGCAATTGTTGACGAGCTTAATGATTGTGATGTTTACTTGGGTTGCGCATTAGATGTTTTTAGTAAAGAAATTCAGATTGAACAAAAAGCAGAACAGTATGAACAAGGTAACAGTAATTCTCGGAAAAGCAACTAATAAAAAAATGACTAATAAGATTGCCGAAATGACCAAAGGTAAAAAGGTTATCTGGGGCGACAATCTTTCTCTTATGGGCGACAATGACTATGACGAGAAAGATAATTGCGTTTTAGTTTACGAAGGTCTATCTGTTCTTGATTTGCCAAGATTGAAAAACATAATGGCATCTGAAAATTTGATAGTTAGGATGCAATACGGAAGAAAAACTTTATCTGTAAAACGTCCAGAGATGATTATAATTTCCAAGACATTTGTGAAAGCAGATTTCAAAGAAATAAAAGATGTAGAATTTATTGAAATATAGTTCATTGCGAACTTCGCCGAAGGATTGAGGTCGGTGGTAAGAAGTTATGGTAATGAGAATTCAAATACCTCATGTGGGTTCGAGTCCTGCGCTTCTTCTAAATTTTAAAAACAAATGAGCGAAACACTTCAAGTGTACGAAGGCGAAAAAGCACTTATTGACTCTCAAATTGCAACAGCGAAGGCTTACCCTCGCAATTTAAGCAAAGCGATTGACAATTGCATAGCTACTGTTGTTCGTTCACAAGACATAGCTGAGAGTTGTGTCTACACAGTACCAAGAGGGTCTAAAAAGATAAGTGGACCTTCAGTTAATTTAGCTAAGATTATTATGCAATTCTATGGCAATTTCAGAGCAGGGACTCGTGTAATTGAAATAGATAACAGGACGTTGACGAGCGAAGCAGTTGCCTTCGATATTGAGACAAACGTATCTGTTAAAGTTCAGGTTAAAAGGTCTATTTGGGGAAGTAGTGGTAGGTATAACGACGATATGATAGGAGTTACAGGCAACGCTGCAAACGCAATAGCACTAAGAAATGCAATTTTCGCTGTAATACCTAAAGCACTTGTTGACCAAGTTTATGCAGCAGCTCAAAAGAGAATCATAGGTGACGTAAGCACAGAAGATAAGCTAATTGCTCAACGAAACAAAACTGTTCAAACATTAAAGGACAGGTATGGAATTACAGAAAAAGAAGTTCTTAATGCAATCGGTAAATCATCTATCGAGCATATTACAAAAGATGATTTGATTGCACTTGCAGGTATTGATACGGCTATCAAAGAAGGTGACACTTCTGCTGATATAGTATTCAAAGGTAAACAAATTGAAACTAAACCAGTTCAAGAAGACAGATTGGTTTTGACTTTACAAAGGTGTGAAACACTTCAGCAACTTGAATCTTTCAAAACCTCTTTAAAAACCACTGAACATAGGACTTGTTATGATGAGTGCTATGGAAAGTTAAAAGCAAAAGCAGATGGAACTAAAAATAGCTGATATAAGAGCAAAACAGTTTCATGAATTATTAGGGATTTCAGTAGATAGATGCAACGAATTAGCAGAGCGTAATGCTATTAACTCTGCAATTTATGAAGAAATGCTATCATACAGAAAAGACCCTAATGAATACGGAAAAATAGAAAATGAATTATTGAGAAACTATATTAAAGAGTGCGAAACAGTTGAAGAAGTAGTACTTGTATCCTTAACCTTTTTACAAATTTTAAACGACATTAGACGAGATGGATTACAGTAACCATTTATTCAGAGTGAGTTCTCTGAAGCATATCATGCCTGCAGCAGTTTTTGCAAAAGATTTATATGAAGATACTAAAGAGAAATCATTGCTTACGTTTGGAAAATATCAGAAATACAAAAACGAGTATGATGCAATTAAGAATAAAGACACAGCGACTGCAGAAAAGAAAGCAGACCAAGCAGCTAATGCTCTTGACCTGTATCATTTACAAAAAGATACAGCCGATGCCCTCAAAAAGAATGTAAATAAAGTTGAACTTTCAGAGGGGTGTATGACTCACTTGATGGACGTATGGATAGCGCACGAATTTGGTAGAGCAACTAAAGATATTAAAAACAAGTATATTCAGAAAGGTATAATGACTGAAGATACTGGCATGATTTCTTATGGTATCGTTAAGGGTTGGTTGCCTGAAAAGTCTATTGAGCGTAAAGACGATGGCTATATTATGGGAGAGATTGATTTCAAACGAGGTATAACTATTTTTGATAACAAGAGCTCTTGGGATATTTGGACTTTTTATCGGAACGTGAAGTTTCTTAAGAATCCAAACTCGAACCCTTATTTTCCAAACATGCAGGGCTACATGAAGTTATGGGAGATGCCGAAATCTAAAGTGGTTTATACGTTAGTTGATACACCGGCAAAGTTAATTGAGAATGAAAAGAAAGCATTTGCTTATTCTTTTACAGGCAGCGAAAGTGACCTTGAAGAAGCATTTGCTGAAATAGAAAAGAACATGACCTATTCTGACATTCCACTTGACAGAAGAATAATTGAAATTCCTATCTTAAGGGATGAAGAATATATATCTCGCATACCATTAGTTGTTAATGCTTGCAGAGAATACTTAAACAACATAAAAACAGTTTACTATGAAATGGAGAAAGAGTAACAAAATAATTGAGGATGCGCAGACCGGTGAGATTATCTGCTACATTGCGCAGACAACCGACCCACTGAGGGATAAGATGCTTGAGCTTGCACCGGAAATCTTCGCTGCGTTCATATCTTACGTTGACCAGATTGAAAATGGCAAGTTTGCCGCCAAGTCTGTGTACAATGACCTAAAGGAAATCATGGATAGAATACCAGAAGAACTTTTGCAGAATGAGGGAAGTTAAATATAACGACTTTTGCATAAGGTTTATTCCGCAAAACGAGAAATCTGAATTCGACTTCAGAAAGAAATACGATTTTGCACTTTTCGAAGAAGGAGAGTTTGACAGAGCATTACTTTTTGAACGGAGTAAGCATCAGCTAATCTTCAATGCCAATAAGTATATACAGCAACTCGGAAATTGCGAGAAGTTCATAATAGTTGAAAATGGCACAGACATTTCTTTTTTGTGGACAAGCCTCAGAGGAAAGCCAGAGAAGACAAACATGCGAGGAGGTAAGAGGGAATTGATGGATTATCTTTTTCTGACTTTCACAAAAAGAAAAAATACTTGTTTGTACATAGGCAACTCAATTGAAGTTCCTATGGCGGCATGGAGAAATAATGTTTTTGCAGACGTTGTCTACACAAATGAAGCTATAATTGAAAGATACCTTAAACAAACAACAGAACTTTATTTACCCTTTTAAGATGAAAAAAACAGTAGTTGATGGCAACTTTATAATTTTTTTGAACGAGAAAGAATCTTCATTCATAACCCAAATAAATTATAAGCCACGTGAGGAGGTACTCTCCATAGTGATGAAGGATACAACAGCTCACATTTATAAAAATGTGCCTATTGAAGTATTTTTTGAATTTCAACTCCAGAAATCATTTGGAGGTTACTATAATTCTAATATTAAATCAAAATTCCAAAAAATGGCAGAAGAAAAGAAACAGCCAGATAGAATCAACAAGGCTAAAAAAGAAAAGAGATTCATTAAACTTGACATTGATGTAACCAAGATTGATAAGTCATGGTTATATAAAGGAGAAAAAGGTGGTGTGTATCTTAAAATGACACTGCACATGCTTCCAGATGGAGAAGTAGATAGGTACGGACGCTTGGGTTTCATTACACAAGACGTTCCTATTGAATTAGCCAAAAAAGACAAAGAATTAAAAGGAGAAATTCTTGGAAACGGCGAAGAGCTTGAATGGGTGAAACAGGAAGAGAAGAAGACTCTCGTTGATAGTGCAGCCGACATTATGGATGATTTACCTTTTTAACAAAATTTTAACATTTTATCTATGTATGTTATAGAAATTCTTGGCAAACAATTTGACATAGATATAGACGAGAATGAATGTTACAACTGCAAAAATGACCTTAACTCGTATGGATACCCAAGAGGATGGATAAATAAAAGAAGATTACTTATTTCGAGATGGATTATAATAGAGAAATTAAATATAGACAATCTGGAAAGTTATATTCACGTAAGACATATTTGCGACAATAGACTTTGTATAAATCCAGACCATTTAGAAATAGGTAATATTCTTGATAACGTAAGAGATATGGACGAAAGAGGAAGAAGAGCATTAGGCGAGCGTGTTGGGACTTCTAAGTTAAAAAATGAAGATATTCCAAAAATAAGGCATTTGTATTTTGACTTAAACATTCATAAGCGAGATATAGCTAATGGATTTGGAGTTTGCGAAAAGACTATTGATAACATTATTATAGGTAAGTATTGGAAATCTTTCTAAACTTAGTGGATAATTTTCCACGTTTCTCAAGGAATACTTAAATGCGTCCGGTTATTTCTATAGCTGGACAATCTTTAAAAATTATTTTATGAAAATACAGGTAACTCAAGAAGATATAAGTACATCGTTAAATTTAATGAATAATAGAAATGCTATTATTGCGTTTTCTTGTCCAGTTGCAATTGCAATGAAAAGAGTGACAGGGTTTGAATGTATGGTAGGAGTAGATACAGTTAAAGTTGATTGGAACAATTATAGTATTCCACAAATATTTTATCCGTTACCAGAACACGTTATTAAATTTATAGATAGCCTTATTTTGATTATGAATAAACCAAATTTAGTTCAACCTTTTGAATTTGAAATCGCTTATTAGTGCGATGGTTTGTGACATATCCCTCTGTTGTTTCTACATCTGGAGGTTTTTTAAAATATTGCTTTGTTTTGTCTCTTGTTTATTGTTTATGAAAGGTCAGTCCTGATGTGTCTACATTTATGGACTCTTTAAAAATATTGCTATGTTTGTCATTGTTTATGATGGTTTATAGTACAGTCCTGAAGTTTCTACTTGTAAGGACTCATTTTTAAAATATTGTTATTGCTGATATATATATCCTTTTGTTTTTACTCAAGGTTATGTTTGTTTTTCGAAAAGTCCGGTTGTGTCTACAACTGGATATTATTTTTAAAACTTAAATTATGAAAATAGTAGAATTCAAAGGACAAAAAAATAATACAATAAGATTTATACTTGGGGATAATATCGAGTGGATGAATGAGATTGATTGGAAGTGGTATCATCTTGGAATAGTTGACCCGCCTTATGGCATTGACGTTACAAAGATGAACTTGGGTAAAACCAAAAAACAGCTTAAAGAGATTAAGCATGAACGTGGAACTTGGGATTCCGAAACTCCAAAAGAGCTTTATTGGGAAAAGCTTTTCTACGTAACCAGAAACCAAATTGTCTGGGGAGCAAATTACTTTGGCGAATTTCTTGGAAACTGCCAAAAGTTCTATCTCTGGGACAAAGAGCAACCTGAAGGTTTGTCCTTTGCAGACTGCGAATTTGCATGGACTTCTTTTGAGGGAGCTCCAAAGATGATTAAAAGGAGCAGGCAAAAAGATGTTAAGCATGAGAAGATACATGACACTCAAAAGCCTGTTTATCTATACGATGCTATATTTAAAGATTTGTTTGACAGGGAGATATTAAGTTTAGGTCAACGACCAAGAATACTCGATACGCATGGAGGCTCACATAACATAGTTATTGCAGCTTGGCGTTATCATCTTAGTATTGACGTTGTTGAGCTGCAGGAACAGCATCACTTATCTGGAATTGACAACTTTGTTAAGAAATGTACTCAGCAAAGAATTGATTTTTTTTAACATTTGTTTAACATATCGTTAACACCACGTTAACGTATTCTCAAGTATATTGCGTACATGAATCAAATATTAAATACGCCAGCAAGCAACTTTCAAGCATTAGTACAAGTTGCTCTCGATACAAACAGGAAACAACCTGTAACAGATGCTTACAATGCACTATCAATTAAGGAACGTGCCGACCTTCTTATTTACGCAAACCGTGAAACTGAGGAAGCATTTTTCAGGTATCTTCGTAATCACGTTGAGAATTTGGCACGATGAAAGTACTCGTAGCACTCGAAGATATTGGATTTTCGAGAGTATATGCCGTAAAGCACGATAAACTGGAATTCGTTAAGAAACACGATGATGAGTTTTCAGTTTATCGTAATTTGAGAACAAACGAGCTGTTCATAACAAGACCAGAACAAGTAGCGGAGATGGACGACATAGGACTTTTAATCTTTGTGGAAAAAGAAAAGAAAAGAAAAACAGTCGCCAGCCACAAAGGAAAAAATTCAGGCGGCAACACAAACCAGTCATCATTATTCTAAACACATAAATTGAGTTATTTATGCATCAAATTAGAGACAGACAGTATCAGGAAGACCAGATTGAGGATATTATCCGCAGTCTTGGTAAGTACAAAAATGTATTAGCACAATTACCTACAGGCGGCGGCAAGACCGTAATGTTCAGTAAACTTGCACATCGTTACTATCACAAAACAGGA